CAGGGGGCGAAGCGGGCCAACCGAGTGCAGGTTATCGAAGCCGAACCTACAGGCGGCTCCCTGGACTCCGCATCGAATGCTCGCATCACTGTTGAGCGGTTTGGGCACGAGCGTCAGAATGACAGCATGTTCGAAAAATATGACGACAAGTGCGAGCTTCGAGTCCGTCGAGCATTCCGGCTCCCGTCCATATTTGTGGGGACAACTCACGACTATTCGTTCGCCACTGCGTATGCGAGCTACACGGTTGCAGAAGCCCAGGTGTTCCGCCCCGAGCGAGACAAGATTGACGAAATGATAACACTGCGCGTGTTGCCCGAGATGGGTTACTCCGGTTATCGTATGCGCAGCCACAACATGCACATCAACGACGTGACTGCTCAGTTGACAGGAATAACCCTGGCTAACTCCACCAACTACGTGGCGCAATCAGAAGTCATTACCGCTGTCAACGCAGTGTGTGGGCTGAAGCTGCGTGTATCTGACGGACCCGTATTGCCGTGGCTGGTGCCGGGGACAAATCCGAATTCTGGACTGCCCCTCAGAGGCGCTGAGGCAGCCTCAAAAGTCCAGCCTACCCCCCTACCAGGGCCTCCGTCCCCAGTCGGGAAAGGCGTTACCAGCAGTCCAAAAGGGTCATCCTCAGGCACACCCCACCAACCCCCCAGGGCCACACCATCCAGAACAGCCACAACGTCCACTAAATCGGACGCAACGGACGACGAGGACACACTTGTGGATGCAGCCTTGGAAGTTGGAACCTTTGCGGCGGGCGGGACATACGCAGACAGCCTGAAGACTGGGGTTCGTAAACTTAGGGACAAGGCCAAGGACACGCACTAGAGACACGTAACCACGTGTAATGGGGCATCGACTATACCGAGCGTTTGCACTTAACTGCACGAGTGGTTGCCTAGAAGCCGGCAGTCCTGCCATAAGCACGATTGTATTTATGAGGTAGCCAACGTGCAGACCATTGGAGAGAGCCGCAAGACAGTGTCGGGAGCAGCAGCGCAAGCATCTGCCCCAACCACTGTTGCTTTCTCCAAGGCTGACGAAGAACTGCAGGTTGTTTGGGGCGAGGTGTATGCCCCAAACATCCCAGACAGCCAGGGCGACTTTATGACCGTAGAAGACGTGCGGATTATGATGTGGCGCTTTATGAAGGCAGATCGCCTGAAGAAGCTCGACACGCAGCACAGCCAGATGGATAACGGTTGCCACATCATCGAATGTTTCCAGGCGCGGGACACAGACTCAGATTTCATTCCGGGGTCCTGGGTTATCGGGGTATGGTGCCCTGATGACGTGTGGAGACTGGTGAAAAGTGGCGAACTCAACGGCTTCTCCCTGGACGGTATTGGAGTCCGTATCGAGACCGCGCTTGAGATGGACATCCCTGACTCCATGGAAGGTGACACCACCGAAGTGGCAGGTCACGCCCACAGGTTTGTGGTGAAGTTTGATGCTGACGGCGGGTATCTCGGGGGATACACGCTGCCGGGCGGAACTGATGGACACGTGCACCGCATCATAAAGGGAGCGGCAACCGAGAAGACGGGCGACCATAGTCACAGGTTCTCATTTGTTGAGGGTATCATAAATGGCTAAGGTTCTCGTGGACGTGACTAGATTGGCTGGCACCGACGTAGCTCGGGTGTCTCTGGTGAAACACAATGCGACACGCATCCCGTTCCGCATTACCAAAGGGGAAGACGATATGATCGACTTGGCGCAAATTGGACGGTCGCTTTTCCGCAAGGCGGATGCTCCCGTTGCTGTTGCTTCCGTCATGCTTTCGAAGACCGCAGACGTGGCCAGTATTGTCGAGGTCCTGAAGGCGCAGGGCTTCAACATGGACACCCAGACCGAGGTTGACGACGCGTGGGTATACGCCCAGCCGGGTGTTGTCGCCGGTTCGCGCTCTGGCGTGCTGAAATGCAACGACGATGTGGCCTTTATCGTGTCTGGTCTGGCCAATGTCCCGCAGGCCGTGACCAAGGATTTCCAGGCGTGGAACCTCGAAAGCACGAACTTCACCGAAGTCCTGAACACCAACGGGTTCTATCCGGCAGTATACATGGCCATGGAGTCGGTGGCGAAATGTGTATCCAATATTATGGACGACGCTGCTGACCCAGCCGAAGCCCAGGCTATGATCTCCACCACCTTCGACGACGCGAAGGCGTATATCTCGGGCATACTTTCGGGCATCCCCGTCACGGCGTTCAAGGCCGATTCCGCGTTGCAGAAAGCCGCCAAGGCAGTTGTAACGGTAGATGCGGTTGCAGAAGTTGCGAAGGGTGACGCCACCCAGACTGAGGCCACTACCGAGGCCGTCACGGAGGTCACCAAGGCCGCTGCCGACGCCTCCGCTGTGGCTGATCCTGTGGTTGATGCCGTGGTCAAGGAAGACGACCCGGTCCCCGCCGTCACAGACGCCAAGAAGGCCGATGACGCTGCTGTCATGGCTGCCGGCATGCAGGCCCTGCAAGCCAGTGTGGACGCCTTCAGCGCCCGCATTCTAGCCGGCCTCGACGAAGTCAAAATCACGGTCACCGATTTGGATGCTCGCGTCCAGAAAGCTGAAGAAGCCGTGAATGGAACAGTGGTGGTTGACGCTACGGGGGACAAACCCGGACGGACGACCACGCGGGCAACGAAGGGTGACTCCGGACCCCCGCCACTTCTCGACACCGCCTTTGCTCGCGTAGCCTAAATCTCCAATCAACCTTGACGAAGGAACACCCCTCGCATGTCAACCAATGAAAGCCTTCTGAGCAAGGCTGATATCGTAATGGCCGACCTCGTTTCGAACGGCGGTCAGCTTAACCCGGAGCAGGGCGCGAGCTTCATCCGTCGCCTGATCAAAGCCCCGACCATGATCAAAACCTGCCGTGTCGTTGAAATGAACGCCTCGTCCCGCAAGATCAACAAAATTGGTTTCGGCAACCGCATTCTGCGCTCCGCAACTTCCGGCACCGCTCTTACTGCAAACGGCTCCAACAGCACTGTCCTCGATGGCCGCGCCAAGCCGACCACCGACCAGATTTTGCTGACCACCAAGGAGCAGATCGCGGAAGTCCGGCTCCCGTATGACGTGCTGGAAGACAACGTCGAACGCGCCGCCGCCGCAAACAACGAAGTCGCCAACACCGGCCCCGGCGGACTGCGCCAGACCTTCATCGAACTGATTGCCGACCGTGCCGCCCTGGATATGGAAGAACTCGGCCTGCTGGCCGATACCGCCTATACCAACGCGGGTGACACCGACGATCAGGCTTACCTCGCCCAGCTTGACGGTTGGTTGAAGATAGCCGGTGCTTCCGGCCACGTGGCCGACCAAGCCAACGCCACCGTGAGCAAGGCCGTGTTCAAGTCGGGCCTGAAGAACATGCCCAACCAGTTCCTGCGGGACCGCACTGCACTTACCCACTACGTGTCTGTGAACAACCTTACCGAATACCGCGACACCCTCGCGGATCGTGCGACCTCGCTGGGCGACGGCAACATCACCGGACTCCTGCCGGCGTATGCCCACGGTTCGCCCGTCGAGCAGGTTGCCCTCATGCCGGAAACCACCGGCTTGTTCTGCAACCCCATGAACCTGATAATGGGCATTCAGCGGCAGGTGTCGATGGAGTTCGATAAGGACATCTCTTCGCGGGTGTATATCATCGTGCTGACGATGCGCCTGGACTTCAAGGTTGAGCAGCCTGATGGTCTGGTGAAATACACCAATATCGCTGCTTCCTAATTCTCGGATTAGGTGCTACGCTACGAGGGCCGGGGGAAACCCTGGCCCTTTTGTTTTATCCGGCACAGGTAGGAGACCGAAAATGCCAGTTTTGAAACTGCTTCCGTCAGGCCCCGCAAGTTATTCCGTTATGGGCAGTAAGTTCATGCGGGGGGTGGAGCAAGCCGTAACTGATGACATCGCAGCCTACATTGAAAACCCCGACAACGGTGCAGCGGACTTCTTCCGCGTGGATTACCGCCGTGACCATCCTGCAGCCGCACCGAACATTATGCAGTCCTCGGACGCCGAGGCATACGGTGCCTTGGCAGGTTCCAACCGGGCATCCGCTGCCCCCCAGCGTATGACCGTCCAAGAGGCTGTGGACCTTATCTCCCCGGACGATGATGATGCCTACGACGAGCAGGGCATCCCCACCCTGGCAGCCCTCAGCAAGGCCGCTGGCTATGGGGTAACGGAGGAAGAACGGGACCGTGTGTTCCGCAAGAAAGCTCCTTCGTCGGGTGCGCGCATCATCCGCAAGAAGGCAACCGCCCCAGACCCCACCACAGACGGCGCGAAGGACATCTAATTATGCGACTAGCACTGGTGCAAGACTTGCTGGATGAGTTGGGTTACGACTCCAATCTGGTAAATATAACGAAGGCTGTAGGCGCTGCTCTGGATACCGCAACGGCACGTCTTGCATCAGTGCTGCGCACAGACTTCAGACAGGTGTCCATTGTGGATATGTTCTACGTAAACGAAATGACCAGGCTGTCTCAGGGGGCGGGGTTCTACACCAAGGTATGCCTAAGCCACGGGTTCTTGACAGCATCGCCCGCTCTAGTGGCCTTGGCTTCTTCAAGCATGCCTGACATTGCCTCTGGAAACACCGTCAACGTAACGTCTCAAATGTTGCTTGCGTTGTAGAAGGGCGTGGC